GAGTTGCCACTCGACTGGCAGATTTTTGAAAACGCCATCGCAGACGCGATGCATAACCAAAACACAAACCAAGGAGAATGACCATGAGCCACGACATCAGCGATGCCCTCGGCGGCGACTTCGACGCCGGCAGCGTCCCCGTCCCGTCTTACGAACCCATCCCGCCGGGATGGTACGCAGCCGAAATCGACAAGGCGGAAGTCCGCGACACGAAAGCCGGAACGGGCAAGTACCTCAAGCTGGAACTGGTTGTCCTCGACGAAGCCCACGAAGGCCGCCGCATCTTCACGCAGATCAATCTCTCCAACCCCAACCAGCAGGCTGTTGAGATCGGCCAGCGCGAGCTTGCCGCGCTCGCTATGGCCTGCGGCGTCCCGGCCTTGCGGGACTCTGCGGAACTGCTGCAGAAACAGATCAGGGTCAAAGTGAAGATCAAGACCGAGGAAGGCCGCGAGCCCGACAATGCCGTCGTCGGCTACCGGCCCCTTTCCGACGCCGCCCCGGCTGCGCCCAAGCCCGCCGCCGCCAAGCCGAAGCCCGCCGCCGCGCCAAGCACGCCCGGAAAGCGCCCGTGGGAGCGGTAGCCATGAAATCTCTCGAAGAACTGGCAACCAACCTCTACGACGCCAAGAAGGCAGAGGAAGCCGCCAAGGCCCAGCGAATCGAAGCCGAGGAAGCCATCGCGGCCCTCGTCGAAACGCCCGAAAATGGCTCAAAGACTGTGACGGCCGGGGCGTTCAAGATTACGGTAAAACGCGGCCTGTCCTACAAGGCCGACGTCCAGGCGATCCTCGGGCTCGGCCTCGCCGATCCGCCCCTTAAAACGAAGATCGAACTCCACGAAAAGGCATACGAGGAAATCCGTCAGACGAACCCCGACCTTTTCGGCAAGGTTTCGCGCTTTGTAACAGTCACCCCTCGCAAGGTGGCCGTCAGTCTGAATCTGGCCTAGCGGCCGGGGGAGGGGCGCGTCTCCTCGTAACAACGCGCACCATTTTAGGAGGAACAATGAACGACATCGCCGACGCCATCCCCAAGACATCCGCAACCGTCGAGGCAATCTACCGCACATACGAGGAAAAGCGCAAGGCCGAGAAGCCCCGCGCCTATCTCGGCGCCTCCATCATCGGCCACCATTGCGACCGATACCTATGGTTCCAGTTCCGCGGCGCTTGCGCCCCCACGTTCACCGGGCGGATGCTCCGGCTGTTTGAAACAGGAAACATGGAAGAAAAGCGGATCATCCGCGAGCTTAAGGAAATCGGCGTCCAGGTTGAGGGGGAATCACCTCAAATCGCCATCGAAGCCATCGGCGGCCACTTCCGCGGCCACCTTGACGGAATGGGCCTCGGGATTCCCGAAGCCCCGAAGACATGGCACGTGCTGGAATTCAAGACGCACAACTCCAAGAGTTTCGCCAAGCTGGAAAAAGAAGGCGTCCAGAAGTCGAATCCCATGCACTACGCTCAGATGATGGTGTACATGGGTTGCACGACCACGACCCGCGCCCTCTATGTCGCCGTCAACAAAGACACCGACGACATCTATACCGAGCGCGTCCGCTTCGACGCCAACGAGTTCGCCCGCCTAATGCGCCGCGCCCTCGACGTTATCAGCGCCATCACCCCGCCGCCCCGGTGCGCCGACCGGCCCGACGACTTCCGCTGCAAGTTTTGCGATGCCTCTGAAATCTGCTGGCCGGCCAAGGGCACCGTGCCCCTGCCCTGCCAGTCATGCCGGACGTGCTGCCACGCCACCCCGGAAACCGGTGAGGACATGGCCGGCAAATGGACGTGCGCAAAAGGCTATCCGATGGAGCATGGGGAGACATGCAGGGCGCATCTTCTCATCCCGGACCTTATCCCGTGGGCCGAGGTCGTGGACGCCGGGGCCGACTGGATCATGTTCCGCAACCACGACGGCGGGGAGGAATGGGTGCATGGGGCGAAAGGCAAGTCAACCGCGGATCTTATTAAGGTGCTGCCGTTCTGATGCTCACCCCCCGCCCATACCAATCCGCCGCCCTCGACGCTCTGGACGCCCATGTCCAGACGCGCCCGGGAAACCCGTGCGTGGTGATTCCTACGGGCGGGGGAAAGTCGCTTCTCATGGCCCTCGCAATTCAACGATGGAAGGAGGCCGCCCCGCACTTCCGCTGCATGGTTCTCGCCCACCGCAAGGAGCTTGTGCGCCAGAACCACGACGAAATGATGGAAGTGTGGCCGGAATGCGAGGCGGGGATTTATTCGGCGGGGCTAAACCGCCGCGACCTCGATCACCCCGTACTGTTCGCGTCCATTGATTCCGTGTGGAACAAGGCCGCCCAGTTCCCCCGCTTCGACTGCATCATCGTGGACGAGGCCCACCGCATCCCGGCGCGTGGCGAAGGCAAGTACCGGACTTTCCTACGGCACTTCCCCCGCGCCATCGTTGTAGGCTTCACAGCCACCCCATACAGAATGGGAGCGGGGGCAATCTGCCACCGCGATCACATCCTAAACGAAGTCTGCTACGAGGCCAACGTGGGCGACCTCATCCGCGACGGCTATCTCGCCAAGCTCCGCTCCAAGGTCGGAAAAGAGCAGCCGGACCTATCCGGCGTCAAACGCCTGTCCGGGGGCGACTACATCGCCAACAGCCTATCCGCCGCCATGTCGGAACCCGACGTCGTGCGGGGAGCCGTAACAAACGCGGTCGAAATCCTCGCCCGCGAAGGCCGGCGGTCCATCGTGTGGTTTTGCGTGGACGTGGCGCATTGCGCCGCCGTCCAAAGCCAGCTTGCCGCCCTTGGCGTACACGCCCCCGCAGTGACGGCCAAGACACCGAGCGGCGAGCGGGACGCAATCGCTGCGGGATTCAAGGCGGGGACCATTCACCACATCCTAAACGTGAACGTGTTCACAGAAGGCTTCAACGCCAAAGGCATTGACGCCATTGTCCTGCTTCGCCCAACACTCTCAAAAGGGCTCTACGCCCAAATGGTAGGCCGGGGGTTGCGCCTGCAACCCGGCAAGACCGATTGCCTCATCCTGGACTACGCCCAATGCATCGCCAGCCACGGACCCATCGACTGCCTTGGGGACGGGGGAGGCGTGGCCGTTGTCGAATGCGGGAACTGCGGCGACACCTTTTCCAAGGCCGTCAAGGTCTGCCCGAACTGCGGCTGGGAGTACGTCGCCCCCCCGAAAGCCCCGCCGTCCGAGGCCGGAAGCCGGGACCGGAAGCTTCACGGCAAGGAAGCCTCTGACTTGAACATTCTCGGCACACAAACCATCCGCCCCGAAAGCGTGACGGTCGTTCGCCACAAGAAACCGGGGAGACCCGACAGCCTCCGCGTGACCTATCACGCTGGGTTGCTACGGGTGTCGGAGTGGGTTTGCCTCGACCATCCAGGCTACGCCGGCGACAAGGCCCGCGCCTGGTGGCGTCATCGGTTCCCGTCGCCGCCCCCGACCGTCAACGAAGCCCTTGGATTCCTTTTCCTCCCGCAGCAGATCCTCGCCGTCACGGAGTCAATCGAGGTGGGACGAGAAGGAAAGTATCCGACAATTAAAACCGCAACAATAAGGAGAACCGCATGACTACAGACCACCTTGAATGCCAGATTTGCCATGTGCCGTTTGAGTTTGGCGACATAATGATTGGCAAGGATGGCGGCCGGAAGTTCTGCTACTATTGCGCCGCAAAAGCGGCTGATATGTTTGAGACGACCTCCGCTTTGATAGGCAAAGTGACAGAGGTGGAGAATGGATGGGAGGTGGCATTCGCCCCGGATTGCACCACATGGGTTACGGTTCGCCGCGATGAACACGACGAGCCGAAAGTCGGAGACTTCATAACCGTGACGGTGCCGAAGGTGGTTGCAATCCATAGTCAGCCCCAGCCGCATACTTCGGCGGCACGAAAGGAACCCTAATCATGGAAACCCCGCAACTTGCCGCCGATAGTTCTGCACCGGCTTGTTCGACGATTGTCGGGTATATATGCGGCCCGCGCATTTACCGTTTCGGCGGGTGGCTTTTCGAGCGGCCAGCCGGATATGGGACGCCGTGGCCGATCAAGGAGGACGGAAC